TCCTATGAATGTATTCGGCACACCATATGCTTGATCCGAAGTGTTTCCGATTCTTCCAATTGCTCCTGTTAATATATTAAATCCTTCTTGTTTTAAACCTTCTTTGGATAAATTTTTAGCATTTTTTAATCTGTTTGCTGTTCTTATTATTGATCCTAAAGTTATCTTTCCTCTGTTGGAACCAAGTTGGCTTCCAATGTAAGTGTATGGACCATCGTTGGCTCCAAACAATCCTGACAACACTCCACCTGTGCCAAGTAAACTAGTTGATCCGCCACCTGCTAATGAATTAGGTGAAGGAGTTTTATCATAGTGTTCTTTTCCAAATCCTGCAGGCGCACCATTGGCTTGTACTCTGCCTCGAGAATAAAACACTGCTTCATATTCCACAATCATTTGATTTTGTACAGGTGCACTTTCTTGATTGTTCATTGAATCATGTTGCCATCTTTGTATAATTGGATTTACTAAAGTGTAACAAGTGAAAGTTTTTCTTGCCATCTGATAAATTTGAATGCTTGTAAAAAAAGGTATGTTAGCATCATTATCTAGACCAAATCTATTATTTGTATTTTTCTTATTTTGTAGTCCACTTATTTTACTGAAAGGTCTTTCTGTACTGCTAGACTGATTTCCTACAGTATCTTTAGAACCATAATTTCCGTCATTGAAATAATATCTATAATATGTTTCCCATAGTGCTGTGGTTACGCCATAGTTATCATCATGAAAGGTAATGTTTATAGGATCGTAAGAAATTTTAGTTTGTATTTTTCTTTTAATATTGTATTGTTGTGCTGTTATCATGTCCACGGTGTATTGTGGTAAGTCTACTGCTTTCACCAGCATATTCAATTCTCTTTGATGATTGCTTAATGGTGGATCAGTGATAGTAGCCTTAGGATTAATATTGAATACAACGTGATATAAAAATTTTTGCTTGGGTGCTAATCTAAAACTGTCATCAACATACAGCCTAGAAGCATGGCTGAAATCTGCTAGATTTCCTTTTGGATTTAGTGTTCCTTTAAACACATTATCTAAAAAACCTTTGAGTAAATTTGCCATATACTGTATTTATGTAAGGGAAAAAGCGGTAGTATTAAAAACTTAAGGCAACTTATAAAGCCGCCTTAAGCACTGTTGTATGTAGATTAGCCTTGTGTAGTAGCATCAACTGGTGTTGAGTCGCCAGTTAATAATGCCACACCAATAACGATTACAAGAATCGCTACGCCAATCCATAGTTTTTTATTTTTTAACATTTTTTTCATGGATTATCTCCTTCTTGGTTATAACAAAAAAGGGGCCTGAGCCCCTTCTCTGAATTTATAAATGCTAATGATTATTAAGCGCCGCCGCCTGTAATTAAAGTGTTTACAGTTCTGCCCACAGCAGTTCCTACGCCAGTGCCTTGTGGAGTTTGGATAGCATTGTCGTATCTCAATGCTAACGTTACAGTAACCGGTTCACTTGTTTGATATGCTAACTGATTGTAGTTTGCTGATTCAATGTAGCAACCGTACAGTTCAAATGTTTCTAAAACATTCACTGTGTTGGCACCATTTGCGCCGTCTGTAATTTCTATTTTTGTTACGAATTTGTAGTCTGAACCTGAAGCCGCCGCTGATTGTTCAAAGAAATCAAATTGTTTCTGAAGTTGTTCACCAACAAGTTTTTGTACGTTGTTGCTGACATCTTCTCTTAAAGTTAATGTAACTGTTTCCCAAGTATGTTTACCTGCTAGATATACTTTAGAGTTGTAAACATCAATCGTTGTTGTTTCAAAACTTAGATTAGGTCTTGTAATATCTACAACTTGTTTTGTAAGTTCAGTAGTCGGTGTAGATACACCAAAGTTTTCAAGTGATACTCTAAAACGATACTGTAACTTTGGCATTAACAGACCTTGGTTAGAAGCAGATTGGTTACTGTCTAAAGGTACTGTAATTTTTGATAGTGTAGATATACTCATTTGTTTCTCCTATAATATTTATCTATTATAATCCTGCTATTTCACCAGTGTTTTTCAATCTTAATGGTACGTAGATGAACTCTACTGCTTTGACTGGTTCAATAGCAATATCCAAGTACAACTCGTTTCTGTCTATTCTTGTAGGTGTGTTGTTTGATTCATCACACACAACCAAGAAATCAAAAATCGCTCTGTTACCAACTAGTTCAAGTAATAAACTTTCTGCTTGAGCCTTGATTTCATCTCTTGTGATTTTATCATTTGGTTCAAACACATAAGGTCTTGCTAGTTTGTTTAACTGGCTTCTTAAGTAAATTACTAATCTAGCAACGTTGATTCTGTCTAGTGCAGAACTTCCAGCAAATCTAGTTTTTTGTCCGTAGTTTACTAAACCAGCACCTGTAATGAAAGTGATTGGGTTCACATTGTTTGTGTACAATGTGTCTCTTTGACCTTCATTCAATGCTGTTGCTTCAAATTCGCCTTCGCTGTTGATGTAACCTGTTGATGTTGCGTTAGTGATACCACCTCTTCTTGTTCCTGCTGGAGCAAACCATGGGAAAGAAACTTGGTCACTTAAAGCAATAGTTCTTAACATCATGTGTGATGCTGGAACTACAACATTGTTTCCAAAGTTGTCTGAAGTGAATCCTGATGGATAAAACACACCAAGATATTCATCTGTGCTTACTAAACCTTTATCATTATCTTCAACTGCTTGGTTTACGTTTGTTGCCCAGTTTTGTAAACTTGTTGCATCTGGTGTTAATCTCATTGGTGAGTCACCTATTATAAATGCTGACAAGCCTCTGTCATTGTTTAATGAAATCATTTCACCAATCAATTCTGGATAACCTGGTGTTGCCATTAAGTTGAACAATCTTGATTCGTCATCTCTAATTTCTTGATTAGAGTTTAACATTGCTTGTAAACTTTGTACAATAACTTTTCTTTGTGCTTTTCTACCAAATGAACCTGAACCATCTGCTTGGTTAGCCGATTCAGTTACCCATCTGTGTGGATAGTAACTTGACATTAATGTATCAGCATCTGTACCTCTAGTATTTTTTGCTGTAACATCTATGCTGTTTCTTACAAATTTCTTAACATTGAAACCTGAACGTCTTGTGTTCCATAACAACATACCTTTTGGATATAGTGCTGGATCTGGAGCATCTGGATCTAAGTAGTCACTTGCTAATAATTCTGCTATTGTTCCTGAAGGAGCAACTGTTGTTGTTCCACCTGATGTACCGTATCTAGCATCAGCAAATAATATTCCATTTTCTGTTGTTTGATCAGTTGAGTCAACTTGTACCCAACTTAAAGATGTTGCGTTCCATTTGTATATTTTTGGATAGTTTTCTAAGTCTGCTGTGCTAATCCATAAGTCGCCTTCAACAAGTGCTGTTGTATCTGATTGTGTAGTTGGTGCTGTTGCTGAAACTTGTGGACCTGCTGGATCTGAACTTGATACTGCTGAATAACCTTTCCAGTCTGTACCGTTGTGATACATGATATCAACTTCATCAACAATTGATGAGTACCATAATTGACCATCTGCCGCAGTTGTTGTTACTGCGTTGGCACTTGCTGTGTAAGTTAAAATTTTCCAATTACTTGCTCTTAGGTTTGAACCATCTGCGTATAAGTTGGCTGTTCCTGCTTTTGTCGTATAGTTGTAAGCAGTGAAACCTGCTTCGCCTAATGTTCCGTTTGTGTCTGTGATTACAAACTCACCACCATCATTGTGTTCTATTACAATTCTGTTTGAAGAATCAACACTTGCTACAATGTTTGTGAATCCTGAACCGTTGATAGCACCTGCTATTAAATCAGCATCTGTTGCCGCACCTGTTGGTGAAACTGAAACTGTTATAGCAGAATTTAAAGCCGCTTGACCAACAATTGATTCAGCAATAGTAAATGTTTTAGAACCTGCTGTGATGCCAGTTGATACTGCTGTGCCTGTAATTTTTGTTGAACCTGTAGATTCTCTTCTCATAATTGTTTGAATTAATCCACCTGTTTCTTGTTGCCAGTCAACATATAAACTGCCTACAGCAAGATTTAAACCACCACCTACTCTGTCTAAATTGTAAAGTGCTTGTTCATTACTTGCGTAAATTGGTGCTGGTACTTCTTCCCATAATTTAGTTGTACCATTGAATTTTTTAACCATCCAACTAGCACCTGCGTTAGGTGTTGTTGTTTTAACCCATAAAGAACCAGTTGGTCTTGGGTTTGTGTCAGTTGATTTAAATTCTGGAACTGAAGTGTGTGGAGCAACAGATAATGATGGTACGTAATATGCTGTACCTGATTCAATACCTAATGATATTGCTGTGTCCAATGTTCCATCTGTAAATGAAATGTCTTGGTCATTTGAGCCATCGTAGTAAACTTGAAGTAAACCACCAACTGCTCTCGCTGATAAACCTGAAACACCTGCTCCTGAAATATCTGACGCCACATCTGCTACTGTTGTACCCGATGTTGTAATTGTAGTGTTAGCGCCGTTTATACGGATTTGGAAAGTTGTTCCTGAACCAATTACACCTGTGTAACCTGCTGTTGCTGTGTTACCTGATGCTGTTGGGTTTGAAGCAACCCAATCTGCTGTTCCAACGCCTTTCCAAGTACCATCGTATTTTTTGTACCACATTGTGTTAGCATCTGTTGTAGCCGAGATTGCATAATCTCCTGCTTGTCCAAAAGAAGTCTTAGGACGATCTGTACCAGTTACTAATAGTGTTGAATCTGTAATTACGTGTGGAACTTTATTGCTAAAAGTTTGTCCACCAGTTGTTGATGCTGAAGCACCATTCCATTCAAATATTCCAAATTTTGAAGTTGCTGTGTCAAACCAATAAGTTCCTGATTCTGGATTTGCCGCTGGTGCTGTTGCTGTTGCTTCTAATTGACCTAAGTCAACATCTGCTCTTACAACATATGCTCTGTTGGCAACACCTAAGTATGAATAAGCCGCTTGTAATCCGTACTCATTTGTTTCACCACCATTGATAGGATTATTATTTGCATCAGTTTTGAATACTGGATCTCCAAATGTTTCTGCTAATTCTCTTTGTGAAGTCATCAAGAACACTTTGCCGGCGTTTGCCGCTGTTGTACCTTGTGCGGTACCTGTTCCTGAACTGTTTGTTTTGTCTTGTGCCGAAGCAACAAATATCATTGGGACTGTGCCCGGTTCTGCTGGTGT